AAACCACCAGCGACACTGTGCCACCCACGCCTACAGATAATTATGTCAATGAACACAATGTCTGGCGCGATGCCATGGCTGCGGTTCGAGTCAACGCTGGTGATATACGTCTCTGCACTGTGCGCAACAACTGGATCAGCGGCACACGCTATGACATGTATCGTCACGATATCAGCGTTGCACAGCCCACGGCCACGGGAAAATACAGTCTGAGCGAAAGCAACATGATTGTCTACAACACTGGTAATAGTTCGGTGTACAAGTGTTTATACAACGGCAGCAATGCTACCTACACCACAGGTATTGTCAGCACCTATGCGCCAACCTCAACAAGCTATGCACCCCAGACCACAGCCGACGGCTACATCTGGAAGTTCATGTACACCATTACTGCAGGCGATGCAGACTTTGTAACTGCCAACTATGTACCAGTACCCACCAATGTCAGTTCGGTCAGCAATCGACTGGGCATTGACGTTGTGTTGGTCACCACAGGTGGTAACTACGGCAGCAATCCAAGCGTGGTGATCTATGGCGACGGCACCAGTGCAGCTGCCGTGGCTGTGACCAGCGCAGGGGTAATCACTGGTGTGACCATCACCAATCCAGGCGAAGGTTATACCTGGGCTAAAATTCGATTCAGTGCCACCACCATCAACGTCAATGCCAGCGCCATAGCCATCATTGCACCCAGCGGTGGTCATGCCAGCAATCTGGCATCTGAATGCAATGCACACAATGTCATGATTGTGGGATCTGCTCAGAGCTATCAGGGCAATGACATTCCAGTTAATCAGGATTTCCGTACTGTGGCGCTGATCAAGAACCCAGTAGTGTATCAGACATCGTCGGCTGCCTTTACCACTACTGTGGTGAGCGTGGCTGATACTGCCAGAATTGCACGCACACTGGTGATGACCAGCACAGCCACGACAGCCCCCACCAATGACATTGTGCTGAGCAACACCACGGGCGCATCAGTGCTGGCTGTGTTCCAAAGCTCTACCACCACCAACCTGCAGATTATTCAGCCCATAGCCACAGACACCAGCATTATTACTGCTGCAGAACTAACGCGTATTGATACATCTAATACTCGCCGTCTCAAGGTATTTGCCAACGGCGATGTCATTACTGGCACAGGCTACAGTGCAGCCATCAGCAGCGTGACCAGTGTGTCACCTGAACTGCAGCACTACAGCGGTGAGATGCTGTATCTGGATTATCGTGCACCAGTTACACGTAATCTGAACCAGAACGAGAAAATAAATATCGTGGTCAATTTCTAAGACACAAAGGTAAAAAATGAATTTTAATCAGGCACCGTATTTCGACGACTTCGACGAAGACAAACAGTACTACAAGGTGCTGTTCAAGCCCGGTGTAGCCGTACAGACACGTGAACTCAACCAGCTGCAGACCATACTGCAGAATCAAATCACCAAATTTGGTAATCACGTATTCAAAGACGGCAGCATGGTCATTCCTGGTCAGGTTAACTACAATGACAAGGTAAGTTTCGTCAAACTGGCCAGCGCTGCTCTGCTGGGTGAAGATCTGACCTGGCTAGAAGATCAGATCATCAGCAACAGTACCGGCACTGACGGCGTGGAAGCCACGGTGCTGAAAGCCGTGCCTGCCACAGATACTGATCCAATTACACTGATCATACTGTATACACAGGGAAAACAAGACGATTTTGGTAATGACGAAAAAACTTTTACGCAGGGATCTACACTGTATGTCAAGGACAACACCAACTACACAGTAACTGTGCAGGGTGGCGCAGGTGTTACAGGTCGCAGTGCCATAGCTGCACAGCAGGCTGGTGTGTACTATCTGGGTGGTTATTTTGTCACAGTGCCCAAGACCGTGGTCGTGGTGGAAAAATATGTCAGCAATGTTGCCAGCATCAACTATAAAATCGGCATCACCTACACTGAACAACTTATCACCTATCAGGATGACAACAGTCTGCTGGACAATGCTGCGGGCACCAGCAACATAGCTGCACCTGGTGCAGATCGTTACAAGATCAGCACTGATTTTGTTAAATTGGGTCTGCAGGAATCCCAGGAAAATTTCTTTGAACTGATTCGCATTGAATCAGGACAGATTCAACAATTAATCAATGCTTCGCAGTACAACATACTGGAAGAAGCGCTGGCAGAACGCACCTTTGATGAAAGCGGTAATTATGTGGTGCGAGACTTTACCTTTGATGTACGTGAAAGTCGCAGTAATTTCCGTGGACCCTGGACTCCCAACACCAACTATCTGGTGGGTGATTACATAACTGCCAGTGGTTCAAGTTCGCGTTATTTTACCTGTATTCAGTCTGGTGCATCGGCCAGTGGTACTGAGCCTGGAGAACTTCAAACCTATGATGAGACGCAGAGTTTATTGGATGGTTCGGTGCGCTGGCGCTACAGCAGGTCGCCCATCAACAATCGTGGATATTATGATGCTGGCACCAGTGTTGTTACTCTGAGCGACAGCAGTCAGTTGGTGCTGACCTTTGGTCCGGGCCGAGCCTACATTCAGGGTTTCAAGATAGACAAGCTGGCCAGCACTGTGCTGCGCATCGACAAATCTCGAGACACCATTAGTGAAAACAATCGCATCATTGCCACCAATCTGGGTAATTATGCGTATTTCGATCCTGCAGAAACTCTGGGTCTGCCCAACATCGGCGTGGGTCCCAGAGTAGATTTCTATGATCGCATCATAGGTGACAACACTGTGCCCATAGGCTATGGCAACAAGGTTGGCACTGCCAGACTGATCTACATGGACTATGGTCCACAGGGTGGATTAAAAACTGGATTCAATGACATCAAGATGTCTGTGGGTCGCAGTTTTGATCGTGATGTCAACATGATGATGATTCCTGATCCCGCAGGATCAGTACAGAGCAAGAGCTACGAACAGACTGGCGCTATACGCTATGTTGGTCCAGACAGTGGTGGCAGCAGCTATGTGCAGATCAGCGGCGGTGTTTTTATTCAGCCCAATCTAAGCTCAGCCAACGATCCACTGGCTCTGCTGACCAGCTATGGTGCACCAGGTACAACCTATTATTTTGGCCAGGGTGGCAACCGTCAGAATCTCTGGCAAAGCTTTGGCTATCAGCGTGAACTAGCCAACAGCAGCGGTGCTACTACTCTGCCCAGCGCAACCTCGGGCATCTACAACTATGGTAACTATTATTCTGGTACACAGACCTATTATCAGGCCAGCACTGGATTGACAGCCTTTGCCTGGGCCAGCAGCGCCATGGTGCTGACTGGTCGCAATACTGTGTTTACCAAGGGTCTGTTGGTGGGCGAAACCATAACCATAGCCACCAGCAGCAACACCACTAGCAGCTGGGTGGTGTCGCAGATATTAAGCGATACTGCAGCCCTGATTGTGGGTGGCAACAACCTCAACCGCTATACATCCACTGGCTGGAGTAGCTACATTACTGGCAGCAGCTGGACTACTGTCAGCCCAGGTGGCAGTGTGACTGGTGTTTTGCGAGCAGCATCCACCACAGGTACACTGACCAATCGAGCGCTGAGTGGTCTAACCATCAGTGCAGCCGGCGCAGTCAGCAATGGTTCAGTAATCTTTACTGTGACTGCTGCCAACGGTGGCGCATTTAGTTCACAACTCAGCATCGGCAGTGTGGTGGCATTCTGCGACGCTCTGACCGGTGTGCCCTGGAGTGCGATTAATAACGCTAACCAAACTGGTGGTTTTCCATATTTCCGCGAAGACGCCAATGGTTGTCCTGACACAGGTTATAATTATAGTTCGGCATCACAGTCCACATCAACCGGTGTGCGTGTCCAGGCCTTTAGATATCAGTCCAGTACCGGTACTTATACCGAGGCTGGCAACCTAAGCTCATATCTGGTGATTGCCTGGGGCACCAATGATGTTGGTCTGACTCTGGTGGGCGGCGCAGTTCCTGCAATTAATGCCACATCGGGTATGGTTGTTATGCTGCGCGGCACCAGCGTCAATCCTGTACCTCAGCCCACGGGCGCCAACATTGCTGATGCTTCCACCAGTGCTTATGTCAGAATCACACAGGGTACTGTGATGGGCATAGGCACAGGCACCAGCACCAGATTCCAGACTGAACTGCTGGACAATCAGAACATCTACCTGGGTACAGCCAATCAGGCCAACACCACCAAGATTCGTCGTGCCATTACTGAAAACCGCATGCTGGTGGACTTCAGCACTACTAGCCTGACTGCCTACACCAGTTTAAGCCTAATCAATGCCAGCACCAGTGTACAGATCAGTTCAACCTATGGTACCTGGTATTCAGGAACCACAGCCAGCTTTGCCAGCGAAGTGTTCGACAGCTATGCACTGGGCATCAATTCTCGTCGTCTCAGTGGTCAATATCAGCTGCTGGACTATGCTGGTGGTACAGGCACAGCCACAGTGCACACCGCGGTGCGCATCGTTGGTGACAGCACAGCCAAGTTTACACAGGAACTGCGCGAAAATGACCTGGTGAAGATCAACAACAATCGTATCTTCATTACGCACATCAGCAGCAATACTGTGGCCTTTGGCATCTGCATGGATGGCAGCATTACTGGTAGTTCTACATTCTACCCACTGACCAGAATCACCAACGGTTTATATGAAACCGATAAAAATATCATGTTGTTCAAGGTTGCTGACGCTCTGGCCAGCATGTCAGACAATAGTTACTATGTCTACAAGACTCAGGAAGTCACTGGTGTCAATGGAGCCACTGGCGTTACCATTACTCTGGAAGGTCAGACCGGCACACTGAACACTGAACAACTGGCCAGCTTCAGTCCATCGGCATTCTTGGTGGCTGAAAACACTGTGGGAAGTCTGCAGAAAATCAACACAGTTACTGGTGTAGCACTGGGCAATACTGCAGTAGAATATCGACTTACTGTAACCACACCGTTCCAGAGTGACAAGGTACGTGTAATCTATCCTGTGCTGCGCAGTGCAGTCAACGCGTCTGTGCTGGGTGGTTTAAAAACTAAAACACTGATCTTTGATCAGACTGATACTTTCTTGACTAGCTCTGAAGCCAGCCAGGCCTACATACGTCTCAGCAACTCTGATGTGTATCGTGTGAACAAGATTATGATGGCCACCAGCTTTGTTAGCTCCTGGACCGCGGGTGTACAGTCCACGGCTCTGGATGTTACCAACAAGTTTGTGCTGGACACTGGACAACGCGACAACATCTATGATGTAGGTGCCCTGCAGATTCGCAGCGGTCAGGCTGCGCCCAATGGCAGCATCAAGGTTTGGTATGATTATTTTGAGCACAGTCTGGGTGACTTTTTTGCTGGCGCCAGCTACAATGCTCTGCAGATTCCCTATGAAAGAATTCCAGATTATCGTGGCATTAATCTCAATGATGTTCTGGATTTCCGAGCTCGCATTGACAGCGACACAGATCTGCTGATTGGTAACCGTCCTCCCAGACTAGACACCAACTTTCAGACCGACCTTAGCTATTATCTGGGTCGCAAAGAAGCCATAATGCTGGATCGTCAGGCTCGTTTCTACAATATATCATCAGTGCCCAGTCTACGACCCAAAGAGCCTGAAATCGCCAAGAGCAATGATAGTCTGCTGATGTATTCGCTGACTCTGGAGCCCTATACACGCGGCAGCGAATCTCCATCGGTGACACGTACTCGACGTGAGTATCGACGCTACACCATGGCTGACATTGCAGGTATTGATAAACGTGTATCAGCTCTGGAAGAAATCAGTGCACTGAATCTGCTGGAAGTCAACACCAAGAACCTGCAGGTTCGTGACAATGCTGATCCCACACTGGAACGCTACAAGACTGGATTCTTTGTTGATGGATTCAGCAACAATGCTGGTTGCGAACTGGGCAGCGATTCAAACTTCAGCATCGAAGAAACCAACAGAACGCTGAATCCTGCTGTTGTTATCAGAGATTTTGAACTCTTGGAAAAAATTAATTTTGCTGGCGCAGTTGTCAGTGGTTTAGAACAGGCTCCAATCATAGCGGCTCGTGCTCTGGATAACTACAGAATTACTGGTGAATCCATAACACTGAACTACACCACCAGCACCATACTGCAGCAGAATCTGGCCACAACTTCTATCAGCGTGGCACCCTTCCTGCAGGCCAGCTTCTTTGGTAACCTGACACTGTCGCCTGACAGTGACATCTGGCAAAGCACCACCACCATCAATAAGAATGTTCCAACAGAAGGAACCACCTACAATCAGGCTGACGTCAACGCTGCCATAGCTCGACTGCGCGCCACAGGAGAACGTCGTCCAATCAGAGTTGAGACGACAGAGAAAACTGTGCTGCTGAATCAGGAAGTCAAACAGACCGAGTATCCGTTCTGTCGGGCCAACAGCATTGGCCTGGTGGCTACTGGACTGTTGCCCAAAACCAAACACTATGTTTATTTTGACGATGAAGCCCTGGGTGAATATGTTACTGGTGCCATGAAGTTTAAATTCGACTCTGTGGCTACTCTGGACTTTACAGCGCCCATAGTAGCTCGCAATGAATGGGCCAAGTGGCGCATGACAGGAGAAGTTAAATGGGTCAACGAACCCTATAAGACAGTATATGTTCGCAACATGACACGCAACAGCAAGGGCCAACTTGTACCAGTTCAACGTAGTGGTAAAGGTGGCGGACCTCCCCCAGGACACTGGGAGACCTACTACAGATATGTTCGTAAAACCTTTAATCCAGGTGCAGAACAAAATGAACTCAGCTTGCCATCGGCAACACGCGGAGATGAATATCGCAAGGCTTTTGACCGCGGTCGTTCAGTATATCATTATTCCGGTGGTGCATATCGTGGCAGCGGTGTGGCCATGTATCAGAAAGGTACAACTCTGTACTGCGTAAACTGCCGCGGTAGCATGAGTCGTGCGTTCATGAAAAAACAAACACTGGTCAACGGCAATGACCGCAGTTATGCCTATCCAGGTGTGTTCTATGTTGCTGTGGATCAGAACGATCCTAAACAGCTGGCCGATGTATCCTATCTGAGTCAGATGCAGACCAGTGACGATGCTGGCAACCTGTTCAGTGATGATGACGGCACTGTAGTTGGTCTGCTGGACCTGCCCAACAACGATGTAATCAAGTTTCTGGCAGGCGAAAAGAAGATCATCATCACTGACAGCCCCACCAATGATCCTGATGAATGGACCAGCAAAGCCGAGGCAACCTACACCACCAGAGGCATTGAAATTACCATTACACGTAATTACATGACCACACGAAGCTTTGCAGTGCGTCCCTATGATCCCATTGCACAGAGTTTCAAGTTGCCAGATCAGTTCACCAGCGGTGCCTTTATTACCGACATCGATGTATTTTTCCAGGCCAAACCTGCTGCACAATCTGCACCAGTTAGCATGGAAATACGAGTTTGTGATGCCACAGGACGACCCGATGGCACTGGCGAAGTTTTGCCAGGATCTGAGGTAAGCCTGTTGTCTGGTCAGGTCAATATTGATGCCACCAAGGGACAGACACCCACGAAGTTTACCTTTAAAAATCCTGTGTTCCTGATGCCAGGTAAAAACTATGCCTTTGTGTTGAGATCCGACAGTGTAAAATATCGTGTCTGGGTAGCCACACTAGGACAGTTCGACGTATTCAATCCTGCGCGTAACTACAGCAAACAGGCTCTGCTGGGCAGCTTCTTTAAATCTCAGGATGGTACGCTCTGGACCGAAGATCAGCTGACCGACATGAAGTTTGTGATGAATCGTGCAGTGTTCAACACCAACAACACTGGTGTTGTCAAGGTTGTCAACAAAGTATTGCCATCGCAGCCACTTGCCGACGATCCACTGATGTTTGTGCATGGCAGCAACAAGATTCGTGTCAAGCATATTAATCATGGACATATTCCTGGCGACAAAGTACGTCTGAGCAGCAAATACTGGGCTACACAATATTCTCAAAATAGTTCCGTAGCCATCAACGGCATACCAGTATCTGAAATTTTTGGTGCCACAGTAACCACAGAAGACATTGTCAGAGATACCGACACACCACTGAGTGTCAGTGCCAATGATTTAATTGACCAAGACTACTACATTGTTCAGACCACCACTGCAGCCAATCTGGGCAGTGTGGCTGTGACCGGTGTAACTGCAGTCATGGGTGGCGGCGAAGACATACTGGCCAGCTATAACCAGCTGTATCACGCTGCCACACCCGCGGGCAAGATCCTGAATTTCCAGGAAACTTCACTGAGCTTTGATGCTGATCAGATGTCTGGTTTTACCTATGATACAACATTGCCAGCCACTACTGGTCAGGTCTATGCACGTAGTTCACAGAAACTGGATCTGAACAGCACCAACTTCATGAATGATCCCAAGATTGTACTCAGCAGCCCCAATGAATATGCGCGCACAGCCGGAGCCACGGTGGGTGGCGGTACTGTGGCTACTACCTGGAAAGAAAGTTTTGTTGGAACATTTACCATGACCAGCAACAACGATGCACTGAGTCCAGTCATAGATCTGAATCATCTGAGTGTGCGTACCTGGCAATGGCGTATCGATGATCCTACACGAGATAATCGCATACCCAATCCTTTGCCAGCCATAGGTACTGCCTTTACAGGCACCACACAGTTTGTGGACTATGAAGAAATCATTGTTAATAATCCCACCATCTCTTTTGATGGTGTAAACGAAGCTTTGGTCAGCACCACACCATATCTGTTCAACAACGTTCCTCCAGGTGCCTACATCACAGTGTCGGGCAGCAGCATACCAGGCAACAACAGCACCAGCACTGGAGTACGTGTTACCGACGTCAGTGAAGATGGAACCACCATGTATCTGGACACCAATCTAACCAGCATTGGTGCAGGTAATCCGATCAGCATCTATGGTATACGCGACTTCATCGATGAACGTGCCTATGGTGCGGCCTCGGCCAACAGCAAGTATATCACCAAACGCATCAACCTGGAAAATCCAGCCACCAGCATTAAAATGCTGATTGACTCCAACATACCCAGCGCGGCTAGTTTTGACATATACTATAAGATTGGGGCTACCTCAGAAAGCTTTGATGTCAAGCCCTGGGTACCGTTCACTGGTCTGCCCAACTATAACAAGGAAGACCAGCGTGGCGTCTACACAGAAATACAGATAGACATCACAGACTTTGATGCCGGAGGCAATGCCAAGGATCTGCCACCATTCACAGCGTTCCAGGTTAAACTGGTGATGAAGACCACCAACGGTGCACGTTATCCATCGTTCAAGAATCTAAGGATCATTGCTCATGCATGATGAAGAATTATTAGTCGTACAGGACCACCCAGATGTGCGCCGAGCTCGCAGCGGCGCCATCATCAACGTTGATACCGCGGCCTATGAAAACTACATCAAGATCCGAGAAAATCGACGACAACAACGTGAACGAGTCGAGTCCATGGAAAACAGAATAAATAACATGGAGGCGGACATCGCCGACATAAAGACGTTGCTAATCAGAATGCTGGAAAAGTAAACCATGGCCATAACTACAAATCTAACCATTGACCAGGGTGCAGACTTTGAAGCCGTAATTAAATTATACAGCACCAGCACCGAGCCACTGAATCTCACCAACTATGGTGCAGTAGCTCAGGTGCGACGCGGTTATGACAGCACCACGGCCAGTGCAGTGTTTGCTGTTACCATGCCCATACCCAGCAACGGTGAACTGGTTTTAACCATGTCCAGCACCACCAGCGCTGCGTTAAAATACGGGAGATATGTCTACGATGTACTGATCACCAACAGCTCCTCGGGTGTAAAAACTCGGGCTGTTGAGGGTATAGTAACCGTGACGCCACGCGTCACCCGATGACGCGAACATGGCAAAAATCAATCGCATAACACGCAGCAGTTCTAGCCTGGTCACACTGGCTGAACTGCAGAGCGGTTCAGAATTATTTTCCAAGACCACAGTCCGACGTACTCAGATTACACCTGAGTTATCGGGTACTGCTGCTCTGGTGAAACGTGCCGAGGTTATTCGTCGCGTCATAGATCACATTGTATATTCTGATGCTGTAAGTGGTGCACAGTTCTTTGCTGAATATCTGTTGCCAGTTGACAGCGCACTGCTGTTGCTTATACGCGGCAGACTGGCTGCGGATGCAGTATTTACCTCGGATACTGCGACACTAACACCCCGCAAATCACTGTTTGATCAACTGGATGTTCAGGAACAGATCAAAGTATTGCTGCTGACACTGCGCACACTGCAAGAAACAGTGTTGATGCAGAGTCAGCCAGCACTGAGTTTAAGCAAATCCCTACAACCTGAAACAATTTCCACTGCGGATCAGTTCAGTCTACAGCTTGGTGTTGGTGTATTTGATGCTCTGCAGATTCAGGAAATCATCAATCTGCTGCTCAACGTTAATAGATTGTTTGAAGACGCAGTGCAGGCTGCGGATCAGGCAGGTCTCGGAGTCAGCAAACCACTGCAGGATACACAGCCTGCATTGGATGTTTTCAGCACACTGGCCAGCAAAACACTGGCAGAGTTTGTCAATGAAGTTGACCAGCTTGCCAAGACAGTCACAAATCAGCGTACCGACGATGTACAGATTCTGGATGTTCTGACGCAGAACGTTGGTCTGACAAAAACCGAGATACTGCAGTCTGCAGATCAATCATCGTTGTTCATAACAGCCACCAGAGATGATGCTGCAAACATTCTTGATCTGGCCAGCATTGGTACAAACAAACTACTGGAACATGCCATCAGCATGCTTGATCAGGGCAGCAGATTTTCTCTGATCAAATTTTTGTCAGACGATGTTGTGCCACTGGATCTGGCCAATGTATTCGATGGTATAACCTATAGCTATGGTCTGAGCCGAGCATTCAGTGTCGGCGTCAGTGATGCGTTTACACCCAGCGCAGTATATTTTAGAAGTCTGACTGATGCGGCCAGCACAGCTGAAAGAATAAGCCTGGGGCAGTTTAGACTTCCTGCAGAAACTCTGACACTGAGTGATGTTAAAGCACTACGAACCACCAAACTGCGCACCGATGCAGCATCCATAACCGATGTATTCTTACGCACACAGGCTGCACAGCGTAAAGTTCAGGACCTGTTGACCGCCGCCGAATCTTCGGTGCGAGCTGTGTCGCTGAAAAAAGCCGATACCCAGCAGATTCTGGATCAGTTACTGACTGTGCTCTTCAAACTGCGCAGAGAATTTGATGTAATTGTTCTGAGTGATGCAAAATATCTCAGTGTATCAAAATCATTGACTGATGACAGCAGCACACAGGATGCAGATCAGCTGACAACCAACAAACAGTTTGTGCGCTACGATGTAGTTACTGATGCCATTAGTTCGTTGACACAGACCAACGGTGTATTCAACAACAGTCAGATCTGGGACAGCAGCACCAGCGTTGTTGTCAGCACAGCTGGCACCGGACGTACCAGTGCTGACGGATTTGCAACCTGGGATCATTTTAGGTTTACCAGCGGCACAGCCAACAGACTGTTGACCAGCAATCCCATAGACTTCACCAAGTATCCCAGAGTGGATTTTCTGTATATTGCTGGTACAGGCACCAACGGCGGAGAACTGCCCGACAGCGGAGAAAATCTAATACTTGAATATCTGCATGTCACCAATGGCTGGACCACAGCACTGACCATAATTGCTGGTGGCCAAAGTACCTCCACTCCCCGAGGCTGGATTCCATTTAGTTATAACTTTGCTGCTACTACGTCGGGTCTGGTATCCAATGTAACCAGATTCAGAATACGACAAAACGCAGCCAGTGGTAGCGGTAGTGACACGTATGGTGTTGCCAATGTTGTTCTGCGTGGCGGTGAATTTACTTTAAGTTCAGACTATAAAAAGTTTTCAATTTTTAAACTTCTGGCTGATACTGTGATCACCACAGATCTGGCCGGTATTTTTGATGGACTAAACTATCAGTATGGTCTGGGTCGTACCGAGGCTGTGATCACAGCCGATGTACTGCAGAGGATTTTTCTGGCTCAGCGTGTGCTGGAAGATGCACAGCAGATCAACGATGTATTCCGCAGAGTATATGGTAGCCAACAAAGATTGTCTGATGATCAATCTTCGCTGGATTTTATTAGCCTGACTCCGGGTCTGGGTGCCAAAGACAGTCTGGTCATACCAGATTTTAAATTCTTCAGCCTAACCAAGGGTCTGTCTGATGCCGTGGCGCAGCCCGATGATGTGCGTCGAGCACACACCGCGGTGCGTGGAACACGAGATGGATTTGCTGATACTCTGAATCTGGCATCTCCGACCTTCTATCAGGTCAACAAGACTGCCAAACAGGGTGTGAACAGTACTGTGGAAGTCAAGACGCTGGATTCGCTCACAGTTGGTCAGTCTTCAATACTGCTGACTCGCACCACCAACGATACAGATCTGGTGGGTGCCGTGGACTTCTGGCGCAGAGCCTTCATAGCCTATAGAAGTTCATCAGACACAGTTACTGCGGCTGACGCATATCGCCCCAGAGTTGGCAAAAACGTATCATCAGTTTCGGTGGTGATAAGTCCTGGTGGTGTGTATCAACGCACTGTTACTGTGTATAGTCAAACAATAACTCAAAGTGGTTTTAGCACGTCTCTGGGAATATTTACCAGCAGTGTGGTGGATCGTGTCACACATGGATATACTGGCAGCAGCTGGAGCACCATACGACATCTGGGCACAGGCAATGTAATTCTAACTCGTGTAGACAGCACCAGCTGGGCATTGAGGTCTACGGATTCTGGAGCCAGCTGGACACCAGTTAATCTATCATTGTATGATCAGACTGCTGCGGTTACTGGTAATGATAATTTTGTACTAATAGCCAGTCCTGTAACCAGCATCGTACTTTCACACGGTAACTTTGCTCCTTATAAAAGTACTGATGGAGGCGCTACCTGGACAGTAACAACTGCATCCTACACACAAAACGCCAACAACACAGGATTTTTTAATGGTGTGTATAATTCTGTTCGTGGTAGATTCTTCAGCTGGTTCAGAGAATATGTCAGCAGTGGTGGTAAAAACCCCACCATAACTCGAAGCTGGCGATACATCTACGACAATGGCGTAGGAAGTCTCTGGAATCAGAGTAACAGCTGGACCACCAACACTGCTAGCACTTATTATCCAGTTGGTGTTGCCTATGGTACACCCAGCGGAAGCAGTGTAGGCAGTGTGGTGATGTTGACTGCTGGTGGCTTTATCTATACCCTAGCTGACAACGAAGTGATTGGCGCCACCATGGTGAATGCAGCTAATCTGACCATCAACGCCTACCTCACGACGGGCTACATAGCGGCAACCCACTGGGGTGGAGATCATTTGGCCTTTGGTAATGGCACCTTTGTTGCCGTGGATGAATTAAACTATGCCTGGTACAGCACTAATGTAGCAACCTGGACCAGAGTAGCATTGCCCGACTCCACAGGGGTGACGTTAAACGCAGTACTGTATGACAGCAGCACCACGACCTTTGTGGTGATCGGCAATAGTTCAGGAACTGTAAGAACCTGGAGCAGCACCGACGGATCCAGCTGGACAGGCCTGACACCCACAGGACCTACTCTGTCGCTGAGCAGCAATACCATTACACGCAGCACCATCATACCAGGTGCTGCTGCTGCCGGCACCAGCGTTATACTGACCGTGGAATACTGGAACAACATCAACACCACCAGTGTTAATCGAGTTACTCGTTATACTTCTTTGGCTGTGGTTACTGATACCTACATTACCAGTGAAGTAGCCATCAATACACTGACGCCCACATCAGGTACTTTTACTAATAGTTTGATATGGGATAGTGCCATTGGAATAACCGCAGTAGCCAGTGGCACTGGATCGGGATCAGCCGGGGGATTCTCTACTTATCCACATTTTGTATTCGGCAGTTCTGGATCCAGAATACTGACCAGTAAACTTTTTGCAGGAGGATTTAGTTCGCTGTCCACAAGAGTCATAGCTGGTAACAGCGCCAACGGTGGAGATCAGCCTGAGGCTGGTGAAAATCTTATATTTGAATATAATACAGCTGGAGATACCTGGACCACAGGCACACAAATTACAACTGCTAGCACCTGGGGCTTCACCAGCATAAGCCTGATTGCGCTTGGAATCAACTTAAGTAGCAGCACACCAATTCGAATTCGTATACGCCAAACTGCCAATAGTGGATCAGGTTTTGATAACTATGGTATTGCAGACAACACAATATCGGGATATGTAAACAATATAACAATATTTGATTATTCGTCGACATTTACCTCCAGCGTACAGGTCAGCGAGGCAACCAAAGACATTGGTCTGCGCGCCTACCGCGGTACAGCTGGCAGCACCGAGGTCAAAACCCGTACTGGTACGCTGACTGCTAATACTTTCTTTGTACAGTCCAGTGTGTTGATTGGTCGAGGTGCACGCAGCATCGACGATGTTGGTGCAGTAGACAGTTTCATCAGAACCACTGATACCAGACGAAGTCTGTCAGATTCGTTTTTCATCAGCAATGTCGCATCCCAAGTAACAGTAAACACCATTAATTCTGGTGTAATTACTCTGACACTGTCATCACTGACACTGACACTGACCTCAACACTGACCTTGCTGGGGCCTGCCACCAATGGTGGTTATGATGACGATTATTACATCATAACGCTGCCCTGGAACGTAACACAGAATTTCAACAGCAATGAAACCATTGTAAACAACACCGTTTATTTTTCCACCAACGGTTATTTTAGATTTGAACAAAGTAATAGTCCCACTAGTCCAGGCGCTATACCCACCAGTCCAGAAAACTTTACTGCGCCTGTATACTACTACCATCCTGCTGACCTAGTAGCCGTTTCTTCCTGGTCAGGTGTAGTGGGAACCACGCCCAATCGTACCTATGTAGTACAGCACCAGTTTCGTAACTACAATGTACCAGCAGGATCGAACGCTGATACAGGATATGCTGCCACCATGATCTTGGAAGTTCGTTTCTATGAAGCCGCCACCAGTCAGATCACCATTGTTGCAGGACAAAATAGCTCATCGTTGATTGCTTTTACTCCTGGTCTGTACAGCGACGGTGTGCTGCGCCAGGCATTTCCGACCAGAACTAATAGTAATTCAATCAATGTTGTTGGAAATACATCGTTCACCATAACGCATACTGTGGACACCAGTTACTCCACCACTACCTATGTTGAATCTGAGCGCATAGACTTCAACATAGGCAAGGGGCTGCTTGAAACACCGGTGCTGCAGGATACCTATAAACAGGTATTCAACTCCAGCAGAAAATTTCCTGAAGCCCTGACCGCGGGTCTGGGTATAGCACCCCGCGTCAGCGGAGACGACACAGAACGCACTGTGTTTGATATCAGTAAATTGATGAAACAGGGCGCCAACAGTACTGTGAGCGGCGTGACCATAGCTGCAGCAGCGCGTGGTGAAACCATCAAAGTAGGCCAGCAGTACGGTCTGATCAGATTCAGTGGTGATGCTCAGGAACGCATCAGTTTCAGCATCACCAAACTCTTCGGCGATGGAGTGGTGTCCAATGACTTCCTGCAGACCTTTGATGGTCTGACCTATTCCAGCACCATGCTGGAACGCGAAACACTGACCGCGGGTCTGGGCATAGCCATACGTGTCAGCGGCAGCGACACAGAACGTACCCCGTTCAGCATCAGCATGCTGATGAAACAGGGCACGGATTTCACAGTCAGTGGTGTAACCATAGCTGCAGCAGCGCGTGGTGAAACCATCAGAGTCGGACAACGATATGGAAATCTGCGTCTGAGTCAGGACAATCAGGAACTCATTGTATTCAACTACAGCAAGACCCTGCCTGCGGGCAGCAACAACACCGTGGTTTCAATGACTGACGCTCTGCGCAGAGACACTACGTCATTGTTTTCAGACTCACTGACCCTGCAGGGTCGCAGAGAAGGCAATTTCCGTTATGCCCTGACCCAGGGCACCAGAGACGAACAGCTCAGTGCCACCGATGTGTCTACACTGATCAACAGAATGCTGCGCACCGATCTCAGTGGTGATCTTGACCCGTTTGGTAATATAAATACTATGGTCAGTCAAGGATCACTACGCATGACAAACTACGTTGACATAAGTTATTTGGAAAATGACTATGTTGGCACATCGCGTTCATTTTCTTAAATAAGGAGCAAAAATGTTTAATTACGAAGATAAACAGAAACTTCGTGGTAGCGTTGACATCAGACTCTTTGGCCCCGATGGCGAGGTCAAAGAAAGCCGTTACATTCCCAATCTAGTAGTGCAGAGTGGTAAAACCTACATTGCAGTACGCATGCTGGGACCCAACGGCGTGGCAGGTCTGGCAGCTGATAACCGCAGCACCAGCACACTGACCAGCTGTATGTCACACATGGCCATAGGAACCAGTACTACTGCAGCAGCCACAGCCGACACCAGCCTGACCGCAGAAGTTGTCGTGGGCGGTGACATCGCGGCCTATAGCCGCGCCAGCCTGACCACCAGCAGTAACTCCACAGGCATTGTCACCTACGTATCTACTTTTGGTACCAACAATCCGCAGCGCACCAACACCAGCAACACTACTGCCATCACCGAAGCCGGTATTTTCAACAGCAGTAATACTCAGGCGTCGGGTGGTACCATGCTTTGCCGCACTACCTTCAATGCTGTCAACAAGGGTAACGACGATACGCTGCAGATCACCTGGACCATTACTGTTTCTTAATTTTAGAAATGAGGCAGCCGCATGGCCAGTTTAACACTGCGAATCGACAAGGGCTCGCCGCTTAGCAACAATGAACTTGATGATAATTTTCGCCAGCTCAATCTACTAAAGGTTGAGCTGGGCGGAGATCTAGGTGGAACAACCAGTCAGCCTGTAGTCAGCAAGCTTCGTGGCAATGCAGTTAGTTCATTAACTCCCACCACGGGTCAGGTACTGACCTGGGGTGGTTCGTCATGGATTCCTGCATCTAATGCGTCCTACTTTGATTACAACACTACTACATCTGATACCAGCATAGCCAATCTTACCATTTCCAGTGGTACGATCAACAACAGCGTTATCTGGCAATCTGCACTGAATGTTACTGCAAGTTCGCCAGGAACTGGTTCGGGCGCATCCGGAGGATTTGCTGAATTTCAATATTTTAAATTCACCAGTACTGGTGCTGGTTATCCCACTAATCGTATACTGACCAGCAAACAATTAAATCTTGCCAACGCAAAATTTTTGACTTTTTTCTTTATTGCTGGCAATAATTCCAATGGCTGGGACGCTCCAGAAACCGATCTTGTTCTGCAATACAATACTTCAGGCGATGCCTGGGTTACTGCACAGACTGTGGCCGCCTATGGTTCAGCACCAACCAAGTGGACTGCATATACCTTTGAGATTCCTCTGCAGGCTCGTACTACTAGCACCAGACTGCGATTTGCACAATGGAATGCCAGCGGTCCAGATACTGACGTCTATGGTGTTGCAGAAATACGTCTCTACAGTATAAGCACACAGTCATCTACACTGACAGTGCAGTCCACGCAGACCATACTGGACGACATCAGCAATCGCTTCAACAACAAGGATCAAATCTTCACGCTCAAGGACAATCAGGTAGCCATAGTCGAGGGTGTGAACTATACTGATAACAAGGATTTCACAGTCAGCATCGGTGGCAGAAACTATCGCGCTGCTGTACCACAAACAG